TTTTCATTTTAGCGTCCAAATAGGGCTAGAATGAATGCTCCGATTCCTCTTAGAATAGCTAAGACTCCATAAAATAGAATCCATAGTACTAGCAACACTGAAATAAATACTGCCATTTTTATTCTCCTTTTTATATTCATAGTATTCTATATAGTGAGTGGTAAAATTTTTAAAAAGAAAAAAGAAAGGGTTGTAATAACCCTTAATTATAAATACAATACAACAACCTAAAGTATTTCCTAAAAATCATAGTCATCAAAGTATCTAATTCCTTAATAGACCGTCTTTCTTTAGACTTCTTAAATAAACCGTCAGCCTTTCTCCATTTATCTATAGTAATAGTAAGTTTACATAATAGAGCCTCGAACTCTTGTTCTAAGTTCATATCATGTACAAAATCACCATTCTTTACATATCTGAATAGTTCAAGACAGTTATCTTTAAAAAGTAAAGCATAAACGATCTTCTGGAATTCACCTTTGTTACAACCATAATCGAAATAAAACTTTATGATATTGTTTGTTACTTTATTAACTTCCATCGTTATTTACCTCTCTTTCTATATAGAGGGCTGTAAAAATTAAAAAAAAATGAGCGTTGTAGATTTTACTCACACAACGCCCTTAATATCATTCACGAAGTTTCTCAACATACCACTCACCTGTAATATCGCCTAGAGCCATCCAGCCTTCAACATCATTGTGTCGGACTTTGGCCCAGTGCCAATCACACCTTGTAGTTAGGTCGAGTACCTCGTATTTCTTGTCAATCTCGCAGATACCAATAGACTCAGCTACTCGAGTCGGTTCACGGCGAATATGGATAGACATACGAGGAACCACGAACTTAGGCTCCCAGTAAATATCCTCATACTCTTTAATCTTCTTCTTAAGTGTCTCCAGAGCTTGACGCATACCGCCTGCTCCAGTCCATGGTTGTAACACACCAAATATCCGAATGAATACAGGCACCGCTACGTTCCAATCATAATGCTTAAGATCTCTTCCGTGGGTTTCTTTAAAGATCTGCTTCAGGTATTTAAGATCTTCGGGGTGACCGATATAAGCGACCTCGTTCTCATCACCATTATAGTAATAGATCTTGTCCTTATGCCAGCCTTGTAAATAATCAAGTTTAGGGTCGCCGCCCTCAATCCTAAATGTAAAATGGATAGCCATTAAATCGCATTCTCCAATTGCTTGATAATCTTGTCAAGAGTAGCCTTGATGTTGTTATCAGATGTTGTTGGTCTAAGTGCTCCAAAGATACGGATATAAACAGGAACTACATTATTCCACTGATAGTCCTTCAAGTCTCTGCCCGTAGTATCCTTGTAGATAGACCTTAGATATTTCAATTCTTCGGTGTTATGAATTGGTTGAACCTCATTTACAGCACCATTGTAATAATACACGGTACCTGCATCCCAATTCGGGTCACCTTTAATATTAAATGTAAAGTCCATTGTCTCTCCGTTCGGTTGAGGGGCTTCAGGAGCTGGGCCGCCGGCACCAACATCGCCATCGATACCATCAGAATAAGGAGGATATGTGAAACCGATAATGGTCTCAGCACCGCCACCTAATGTCCGTGTACGATAACGTGCAGGGCCGCCACCTAGTCCACCATCTACGTTCTGCTCAATAGTTTGGAATCGTCCTGCGCCATCCGGATTGGATATAACAAGGCCTGTATGCCCATAGCCATGATAGGATACTCGCATGCAGAATATAGCGCCAGCACGAGGGGCGGTAGCACCAGTTGTGAGCCAACCATTCCCTCTACCAGCGTTAAGCATATCTATACCGTTACCACGCATCGACCGCCCAAAGAATTTCTGGGCAATCATATTAGGTAAGTCAACACATTGAGCACCAAAGGCACCGTCTGCGTCAACCCCAATTCCTCTATCGGCAATACTTCTAGCCCAGTTAATTACTTCAGCTTTGGTCGCCATTATAGTCTCCGTTGTATAGAATTCCTTCTCGGTCAGACATTATAACTTTTGAAGCAAGTTTCGCATCGAGTTCCTTAATATAGGTGTTACCTCGAAGCTTCTGATAATCAGCGATAATATGTCGGGTCATAATATATTTTTCGTCATAAGTAAATTCCGTAGAATTGTATATAGCGAGATATTCCGAACGTAACATAGACCGCTTAATCGAATTCAACTTATCATTTTGCTCATTAGCATAATGTTGCTGACGTGCGACATCTTCTTCTTTTTCCTTTTTAACCTTATCAATATACATATTAACACTCCTAGTTAGTAAACTGATAAGGGCAATAATAAAAAGAGAAAGGCCCGTTAAGACCTTCTCATCCATCAATAATCTCTGCATTATCTATGTACGCTTCCTAAGTGTATGGTTTATTCTTTTTCCTTTGGCGCGTCATAACCCAAAGCTTGAGCTGAGTCGCCGATACCTTTAGTAGTAGGGTCAGTTACAACACCAAGAATAACCAAGATAAGCACGAAAGTGTTCACACCATCTTTGATGTTAGTTGGGATTGTAAGTCCGAATTGTTGAAGCATCAAGAATACTGCTGAGATAAGAGCAATAAGAGTAGCGCGGTTTTGAAGACGAAGTTTAAGATTAAGTTTCATAGTTTATATACCTCTTTTTGATTTATTTTGAAATTTTAGTGATTAGCGCGAGGGTTAGGCCAAGGCCATGCTACCCCAACACCGTTTTGTTCATTCTTACCATTCTTGTAGAAGGTCTTGATTGTATCTTCTGCAGAGTAGGTATGCTCACGAATAAACTGAACGAGAACGCGGTTGCCTGTACCATATGAGTTGTTGATTGCAGGGTCTTCAATAGCGACGACGTCGTTAGCTTTATAAGTCTTACCTACAACAGCGTCTGGTACAAGCTTGAGCAATGCGCCATACAATACAGGATCGATTGGGTCGTCACCGGTGTAGTCCTTAGTGACAGCGTAAATAGTAAACACGTCAATAAGAGCTTGTAAGCGGTCGACCTTCTCATCAGTCTCTTTGATTTTACGGTCTGTAAAGTTCTCAGAGAATAAGATAGCCAGCGCGTCATCAAACAATTCATCATTAGACTTGTCGATTGATGTTGGTGGCAAGTTAATTGGATGGAAAGCACCTTCAGCATTCCCTAATACAACACGAGTTGCTAAGGGTTTATTGTCAGCACTATATGTGAGTGATTTGGATTGAAATTCTAATTTCATTCTATCTCCTTATTTGAGCATTAGCTCCGCCAGTTGCAGGTTGTGTAGACTCTGCAATCCAGCTAGCATGACCACGATACACACGGTTGCCACCAGAGGTAGACTCCGTATGTGCGATAGTCCCATCAGCGTTAAATGACCATAGGGCCGGTGTGATTATAGTAGAACCCGCGTTACGATAGAGTACAACTTGAGTGTTGACCATAGGTTTAAAGCCATTTGGTATACGTTCTCCAAGCTTCGCGTTCTCCACATTTACGTTAGGGTTAGCAATGGCGTTGACATCAACAGTAACAATACGACCACGCTTCTGTAAAGTAGCCTTAATACCCCAGCCGATTGGAACGTTCTCCAAGTAATAAACCGGGGTATCTTCGCCTTCATAGGATTTCCAAGGTTGCCAGATATTTCTTACCTTAACCCGATATCCTGTCCAGTTTCCATTATATCCATATGCTTCTTGGAAGACATAGGAGGATAGATTATGGGAAATAACCCGGATGTAGAACCATTCATCTTTTTCTGGAACATTGGTCGGTCTATAACAACGATAGAACCCTGTAGCTAATAGGTTATTTACATCATACCTCTCAGACAACACGATGGCTTGTCCACTATCTTCAGTTAATGCATGTGTCGATAACTTCTTGTTGTTGACAAACACATCGCCAGCAATATCTAAAGCACCACGCTCCCGAACCTTGTTGATACCGACACCAAATGGGTCATCAGTCCTATGTACCTTGATAGTACCGACAACTAAGGTCTGGTCAGCCTTATTTCCAAAGGCGTCCTCATAAGCGATATAAACGGAAAATGAGTTACCGGTAGAATAATCAGCCGATAAGTCGAGTACTCTATCTGAATCATGTATCCCGAATAGACTTACAAGGTTACCTGAGGTATCGTTGACCGTAGTATTGGTTGTGGTGTTCTTTACAGTAATAGTACGCCTACCGGCATTAACATTACGGTTCTGGTCATCAAATAACGGAAAGGTTCGTCCGTTGAGGTAAAGCCGTAGCTTCTTCTCATCATCATTACGGCGGTCAACACGAGCACTACAAACTGGAGGAGAGTAGTTGTCGATTTGGATAACCTTCTCAAAGGCTGCTGATGTCAAACCACGAGAGTCTCGGATTGTGACATTTAGGACGTGTTTACCACTTGTATTGATGTTGTTGAGAATAACGTTTTTACCAACGACTTCTCTTAGAACCTTAGCATCCTGCATAAGTCGAACCGTCATACCATCATCAGGTATTGTCGCACCATACTTAGTTTCAAAGTCGCCCAGTGTCACCTGTATCTCAGATAAAATACGAACATATTTCAAGTTCTTAAGAAGTTCTTTACACTTAGCGTGTTGTTCCTCTGTATTAATACCCTTAATAACAGGCTTCTCAGTATCCGGTATTCTAAGTCTAATTTGTGAAGCAGATCGTCCTGTTTCGATAGTCGTCCCATTACGGTATGTGATTAGCGTGAGCGTCCCCACACCCTCATTAGACTGAGGGAATTTAGATGCCAGATCCAGAGGAGGTGTCCATGTGGCGGTGTCTCTCATCGGGTCGATTATCTTTGTATCGACGTCACCGAAACGCAACCATACAGTGTTATACATCTGGTCTGATTTGCGTCTTGCGGTGAAAGTAATCGGCTGTCCGAGAACACCTTGATAGTCTCCCATAGGGTCTGAAGCACGAGGGATATCCGTTAAAGCAAACTGACGGTTACCAACAACTAGCTCGCCAGTAAAAGCAAAGGCGGTACTATAGGCATTAACAAAGGCATCGACGTTCGCTACTTGCTTACCGTCTGAGCCGTGCGGGTAATTGAAATCCCAAGTCCCAAGATATACTTCTGAGTTAAACCCAGGCCCACTAATTTGAACGGTCTTATTTTGCTTCTGCCCGCCACAACGAGCTTCTACAAACATAGGGCCGTAGAAAGATTGGGTTCCTACTTTGAGCCATAAGTCTATACGAACGGTAGATGAGTTGGCGGCTTGATTGACACCAATCTCATAAGCATTCATTCTAAGAGAGTAACCATTGTTTACCCCCGAAGTCCAAGTTGCCATCTATATTATCCCACCCTTCTATTCTATATATTTAGTAATATTCCGTGTAGGATCAGACGGATCCTGGAATGTAATAAAGCGACCGATTTGAAGACTTAAGGTAAAAGCACCCGAGTCGATATTAAGCCGCCCTTGAGCGATTGAGGCAATCTCTTTACCAGCAGACATAAATGAAATACGGTTAGGCGTAAATATCAGCCGTTCGCTATTATCCTGCTTACCGATAGAGAGGCCTTCCTCACTCTCAACTACTTGAGTTGTGATGAATTCACGAATATATGCATACTCGCCGAACTGCTTAGACACCTCAGACCTTAAACGAGCAGACATCACACGTAAGGACTCCTCAGCCGCTTTTCTACCAGCTTCATCTGTATCACGAATACGCTTAATTAAATCCGCCCAGTCTGTAGATACCTTTCTCATGATATCGTCATTCAAAGCCTTTAATGCTTCGTCCTGAGCTTCTTTAAGAAGACGTTGTTGCTCTAATACAGAGTCTGAGTTAGCCTTACGTCCCAGTTCGATAGTTGTCTCAACCGGGCTTGGTTCGTATGGTGTCGCATGTTCGCCTTCTTCAAGCTTAAACCCACACACCTGAACCTCAAATAACTCATTGTTGGTTGCAAGTACTGTAAAGTAAATACGAGCGGCCTTAGGGTCGTTATCACCCATCTTAGTTGGGTCGAATTCAAAGGTCTTAGATAACTGCACCCATTCGTTGGATATGATATAATCTGTTAAGAAATCCCCGAATATAGACCAGTCCTTCAGCATTGGATAAATATACATCTTAGCAGTTGAAGCACCGCTAATCTTCCTAGCATAGCAAGAAATGGTGTACTTAGTTCCAGGTTTGAGTTCTACACCTTTGTAGTCACCACCATACCAACATACACCAATATTCTTACCAGAAGAACCGGCTTTGTTTTTAAACCTAACACCAGTAGAAACAGAAGCAACTGGTGGGTCTTGGATTTGAGTATATCCGAATTCAAATAACGCATGGTTTTCCGAATGCGAATAATATCGGTCTTGATTTGCATAGTTCTTAGATACTGACATAGCGTTTGTGTCTAAGAGCAAGTTTTCACCGACTTGGCCATCACGCCCTGGTTTCCCATCTTCTACGTCGGTGATCGTGATCTGACCACTAGATACAACAACCATTTGTTTCCTTTCTATTTTGTCTCAATGGCTACGGAAAATGTAGCACGGTTTAAAACATCAGCATTGGTTAAATTAAAGCCTTTCATTCTAGCCTGAGGTTTCTTAGCCCATTCTTCATCGGCAACCCCATTCGCTAAAATCTTAGTCCACCTGTAAGCGAACCCTTCTCCTTCAGTATCGATCTCCTCATCGTTACGATATAGCTTTGCCGTAATACGAGTGTCGATAATACCATTCTTAAACGTATCACCATTACTAGAATGAACGACGGTTAAGATTGGAGAAATGCCATCACTTACAGTTGAGAATGTGATATCCTGGAACTCAACTACTTCACCCCGAACCAGAGCCTGAACCGTAATAAGCGCACGACCACTAGTCCCAATATTAGCCTTGGATACAGTGAATTTATCCCCTCTACCGGCTACTTGGTTGTCTATGTAGTACACATATTCAGCTTCAGTAAACTCGCTAGAACCCTTGTATAAGGTAGGAATAACATCACATGTATCAGAGACTTCACGGAACATGGTAGGGCCTGTCACTTTTACATTCATTTTGAAAGGTTGAGCGTCGGCCACCATCTGAGCCATCGCCTTGCTAAGAATAGAGTTGTTCGTAGGTCTAGTAGCGACAACATTGGATAGTGTAATCTTAGTTTTGGTCTGGTCTGTTGAGCATCGCACCATCTCAGTGACACGGGCTCTAATCAGAAGACCTCCAGCGAAGTGTTCATCAGTTAAGAAGATAATATCGCCAATACGGATATCATTACGTTGTAGAACTACAGCTGAGTTTAGCTCAATCTCCCATGTTGTAACAGGATACATGTAGGTCTTCAACATCTTAACCGCATAAGCCCAGGCTTGTTTGTAATCCGTGAATTCGGTCTTCACATCACGTACAATCCAGTTATCACAGTTCTCACGTTTGTTGAGTGAGGGGTATAGTCTAGCAGATATAGGCGCATAGATTGTCGTAGCATTACGAGTACAGTAAATCTCGTTATGCACACCATCTGCCGCCTTAACCTCTCTAGCCTTGGGTTGTTTGATGTAGTTGCCGTCTTTGTCACGGATACGGATAGCAGAGAAGAGGTTGGTTTTATCCTCTTTCTTCACTACCGATACAATATCCCGACCCATCTCAAGGCGGATATCAGTACGAACTCGTCCTAGACCATCTTCACGGTCATCAGCAAGAGCACGGGATCTGTAGACATTAAGCTCGTACTTGTCGATTTGTCCTCCCTGATTAAGATAGGTACGAATATCCATCTCACAATCAAAGGCTTCGACAAGCTTGATAATACGGGCTAGACAAGTGTCGTCATCAGACTCAAACTTAAGAGTAAGCTTTGTGTCACGAACGTCGCAACGACCCAAGTCAATCTTAGTGAACCTGAACAGACCCATAATATCGGCATACTCAAGAAAAGTATGCGGTTCTTTTGCTTCATATGCTCGAACTTTCTCGTTTAATAGTTCAAGGTTTGCCGAGTTACATTCGAATTCAATTGTCGTATTGGTCTCTTTACGGTTTATAACACTGAAGACATAATCTCGGCCATCATCTTGGAATGAGATATAGCAATCAGAGGTCATCTGCTCAACTCTAGGATTAATTTTACCGTTCAGATACTTATCAACCTTAAAGTTAAAGGTTGAGGAACCCTTACCACAGTATTCATGGAACTCTTCGTCGTAATACTTAAGAGAACCAGGGACATCATTGTTTATATGATCGATGACATTCATAGCGTTATCATGAACTGTCAACTGCCATGCAGGTTTTGCAATCATTTTGAAGTTTTGGCCCTCCTTTCTTACAACCAGGCTTCATCCCATTCTATAGTCACATCAGGTGCTTGTTCGCAGAAGTCAGATGAATGAACTTCTAGCTTAGACTCACCCGGAGGGATTGAGAAGTAGCGGGAACTGTTAATGAGGTCGCCAGCGGCAGATACACCAACCTTAGATGATGACGGATTAGCTACGAACGACACCTTGCCTTGTTCCATATCTACTACAACCTCACTACCCTTAGCATATTTGTTAGGGACTAGGTCATAGCGTTCGGCATTATTCTTAACGAATCGAATGGATTGGATACATAGCGTGTCTAGTGACCCTACGCCATCTCTTTCACCTTTATAACGCCCAGCCATAACCCAAATCTTAGTACAAGTTAGGTATTCTTTGGAAGGGTCGTTTAGCGTCTTAGGGATACCGTTATAAGAGAAAGTCAACTTAGGCCCTTCTTTGATAATATAAACATCACCAGTACGACTATTAAAAGCTACGTTTGGTCGAGGTTGACCAGGTTCGTTGTTGTTGGCACCGAAGCTATTCATCTCACGCTGATAAGTAGCACCAGAGTGGATATCACCCAGTGAGAATGACTGCCATGTAATTTCACCTGAGGTATCCGGCTTCTCAATAGTGTAAGCACAAATAACACGGTTATCATCTGTAACAAACATAAGCGAGAGCGCTCCTGATTGACCAAAAGCAGACTCCCAGACTTTCATATTGAAATCGCAGCGCCAGTCTTTAGCGCCTTTAACACCAGTCTTGTCGTTAGGGAGGACGTATTCGTAAATACCGCATCCCCAGTCACGACCAACGCCCTTGCTTCCTTGTCCATTCCAATGGAGACCAGGAGCAGGATATGACTGACCACCAAGGCCTTTCTCACGCCAACCCAGTTTCAACCCGCCGATTTCTCCGTGAGAGGCAAAGGGCAGAGGTGAAATGTTCTGATAGCGGCTTGAGACTTCTGTAAACTTAGCCCATTCCGCTTTATCTTCGGGTTTAATATCTATTAAAGTATGAGATTGGTTAAACTGACCTGAGGCAACCCGAGTACCTGCGACATCAGCTAGACTTGTACCGATTTCCATAATACCATTCTGGTTTACAAGCCCAATCCAACCGTTATCTGAATTGTTATGAACCCTAATCTTAGGGTAAGCCGGAGCAGACCCTGTATTATTTAGAGTTATTTTGACAGTTTTCCCTTCTTTAGTGAGAGTTCCAATGTCGGCGCTTCTTGTTGACTCATTGAGTACCTTAGTAACTTCTGAATGAAGTAGCCCATCTGGTACATCAAACGCAATTGAGACAGTAACTTTACTAGACTTGATATCTTCTGAGAATTTAGTAACCCCCGTGGCCACGGCCATATAGTATTTACCATCTTGGTCATCGAACTGCAATTTCTTAGGCCCATTTGGACAGTCTAACGCTCTGGCTAGCTTAGTTCTAAGGGCTAGGAAATCAACAGGACCTCCGC